TCTTCCGATCTCAGTATTAGACGTTTGAATCACCTTTTTATGAGGATTCAACCCCAAAAACCAGCTCGGCAACAGATAAGAAGCAAACTCAGACTTAGTATGGCGCGGAGCCATATTAATAATCAGCCTCTTAATCTTCCCAGAAGCAATATCCTCAAATTTCTTAGCCATTAACGAATGATGCCGACCCCCAACAAAGCCCGGCCACATCATTCTCGTATAAGCCATAAAAGACTTCTGAGCCTTCTCCCTCTCTATAGACTTCTTATAAGTCTCCACATCAGCCAGTAACCTCTCCTGCTCATTCACAGGCAAAGAAGCCAATAACTTATCCAGTAAATTCTCCGGCGGAGCTATTTTTTTACTCACTCCAAATTCCTAAAGTTTATATACACAGGCCGTATAGACCGACCCTTATTCTTCAACTTCTTCAACGCCCCAACCTTTACCAATCTATCCACAATCTCACTAGTATTCCCCAACCCCATCTTTCCACGTTGATGCGCGATATCTCTCAAACTAGGACTAAACCCAAACTTCTTCCACCACTCATCCACTATAAGAAAAACTTCCCTCTGCGCCGACGTCATTTCAAGCTCCATGCATTCATCATACGATTTATCCTTTTTACTTAATTTCATGTTTATTTTGGCCACTATCAATTCCCCATTTCCAATAGTCAAAACCTATAGAAAACCCAAACCAACATAAACGTTTATGTTGCTTTTCGCTAAAGGTTCTAAAAAAATATATACCCCTACCCCTTTTGTACTAAAAATCATAGGGGGGGTCTTTCTGTAGGATCATCATCGGATGTGTGAACTAAAGTATTGATGGGGGTATCTGAATTTTCTTGGGTTAGAGTGTGTGAAACACTATGTATGGTAGTCAGGGACTCCAACTGGCTAATCGGGGTGGTGGGGTCGTCGTGGTCGGTCGTCAGCTCGCGCAACAAGGAGTCGGCCTGTGTATATAAACTTTAGGAACTTGGAGTGAGTAAAAATAAAAACGAAGCTCCGCCGGAGAATTTACTGGATAAGTTATTGGCTTCTTTGCCTGTGAATGAGCAGGAGAGGTTACTGGCTGATGTGGAGACTTATAAGAAGTCTATAGAGAGGGAGAAGGCGCAGAAGTCTTTTATGGCTTATACAAAAATGATGTGGCCGGGCTTTGTTGGGGGCAGGCATCACTCATTAATGGCTAAGAAGTTTGAGGATATAGCTAGTGGGAAGATTAAAAGGTTAATTATTAATATGGCTCCGCGCCATACTAAGTCTGAGTTTGCTTCTTATCTGTTGCCGAGCTGGTTTTTGGGGTTGAATCCTCATAAAAAGGTGATTCAAACGTCTAATACTGCTGACTTGGCCGTTGGTTTTGGCCGGAAAGTTCGTAATTTGGTGGATTCTGAGCAGTATTCGCTGGTTTTTCCGGGTGTTGCACTGCGGCAGGACTCTAAAGCGGCTGGAAGATGGGCTACTAATAAGGGTGGAGAGTACTTTGCTATTGGTGTAGGGGGTACTGTGACGGGTAAGGGTGCTGATTTGCTGATTATTGATGATCCGCACTCAGAACAAGAGGCTGCTATGGCGTCTGGTGACCCTAGTGTGTATGACAAAGTGTATGAATGGTATACATCTGGTCCGCGCCAGCGTTTACAGCCGGGCGGATCTATTGTTATTGTTATGACTAGGTGGGGTGAGAGTGATTTAACTGGCCGAGTTATAAAAGATGCAGCCATAAGAGAGAAAGGTGAGAACTGGGAGCTGATAGAACTGCCGGCAATCATGCCTAGTGGTAATCCCTTATGGCCAGAGTTCTGGTCTTTGGCTGAATTAGAGGCGTTGAGGGAGGAATTACCTCTTTCAAAATGGAATGCTCAGTATCAACAAAATCCTACTGGTGAAGAGGGTGCGTTGGTTAAGAGGGACTGGTGGAAGATCTGGGAGAAGGATGATCCGCCGCCATGTGACTTTATTATTCAGTCTTGGGATACGGCGTTTACAAAGAATGAGCGGTCTGACTATTGTGCGCGGACTACTTGGGGCGTTTTTTATATGGATGAGGATCCAAATAACGCTAATATTATTTTGTTGGATGCGTTTAAAAAGCGTATGGAGTTCCCTGAGTTGAAAGAGCGGGCAATGTCTGGTTATCAGGAGTGGGAGCCTGATGCATTCATTATTGAAGCTAAAGCATCTGGTTTGCCGTTGGTGCATGAGCTACGGAGGATGGGAATTCCTGTACAAGATTTCACACCTAGTAGGGGTAATGATAAGTTTGTGAGATTAAATTCTGTAACTGATATGTTCCGCTCTGGTAAAGTGTGGGCACCCGAAACTAGGTGGGCGGCGGAGGTTATTGAAGAGATTGCTGCTTTCCCGAACGCAAGTCACGATGACTATGTGGACAGCACTACCCAAGCGCTGATAAGATTCAGACAGGGTGGATTTTTAAGATTGGACTCTGATGAGAAGGAAGATCTCGTTGGGTTTAAAAAGTCACGCGCATACTACTAAGGATATATGGCTGATTACGAATCATTATTTAACACAAAAAAAGGCACAGATGATATAGAGTCTGTGTTTAGAACGCAGCGCCCCAATGAGCCGCCCGGAGTTGGGTCTACTTACGCACATTTTTCTGATGCAACAACGATTCGCAATCGTAGTGGCGCAGGACATAAAGATAAAACAACTGGCATACAGAGTCCATCTGGAAGAACTATTTTTATGAACCCCAAGGACATTGATAGGGTCGCTGGTTTATTTCAAAACCCAGAAATAAGCACAAGTTTTGTCCCAGTAATGGAAAATGGAAAACCTACTGGAAAAGTTGCACTGCAATATGATGAAGACTACGGCCCAAAGAAAGCTGGCACAGTAATACATCAAGCGCCATACGAAACAAAACCAAAAGTTGGGTTGGCACCCGTAGAGATATGGGACAGTAACAGCCCAATAGGTTCTACTGGGAACATCCATTTTGGAAACAAAATTATTGAAGTGCATCCACGGCCAGCAAGATTAACAAATACTTTACCAATAGGCGGTAATAGCGGATACCGTCCCGGCGTAGATAGTTTGCAACATAGCCTAAACCCATTGAAATTGGCAAAAGGCGGAATGATAGTTAAGCCCGTAAAGGGCGGGCAGAAAACAATTTAAGGATATATATGGCAATGGAAAAAAGTTTATACGCGGCTCCAGAGGGTATCGAGTCTTTAACAGACCAGCCCGACATGGAGATCGAAATTGTTAATCCAGAAGAAGTTCATATAGCAATTGATGGCATAGAGATAGACATAATGCCAGAAGAGGAATCTGACTTTGGCATGAACCTAGCCGAAGAAATGCCAGAGAGTGTCTTATCTTCTTTGTCTGGTGATTTAACTGGTGACTTTGAAGAGGATGTATCTTCTAGAAAAGACTGGATCCAGACATATGTAGATGGCTTGGAGTTACTAGGTCTAAAGATAGAAACCAGATCTGAACCGTGGGAAGGTGCTTGTGGTGTATATCACCCACTAATGGCTGAAGCCCTTGTTAAGTTTCAGTCTGAGATGATGATGGCCACTTTTCCCGCTGCGGGGCCAGTAAAAGTTCAAATCGTTGGCAAAGAAACCCCAGAGAAAAAAGCATCTGCTGACAGAGTTCAAGTTGACATGAACTACCAGTTAACAGATGTGATGACTGAGTACAGACCTGAGCATGAGCGTATGTTGTGGGGCTTGGGACTATCAGGTAATGCTTTCAAGAAAGTCTACTTTGACCCACATCTTGACCGTCAAGTATCTATATTTGTTCCCGCTGAAGATCTAGTTGTTCCTTATGGCGCATCTAATCTACAGTCTGCCGAGCGTGTTACCCATGTAATGCGTAAGACTAGTAACGATGTACGTCGTTTGCAAGTCTCTGGATTCTGGCGGGATATAGATCTGGGCGAGCCAGATGTTGTCTTGGACGAAGTTGAGAAGAAGATTGCTGAGAAGTTGGGATTCCGTGCTACTACGGATGACCGCCATAAGATTCTTGAGATGTGCGTAGACCTAGACTTAGAGGGCTATGAGCATACGGATGAAGATGGCGAACCTACGGGAATTGCTATTCCATACATTGTTACTATAGATAAGAGTAGTGGCAAGGTTTTAGCTATCCGCAGAAACTGGAAGGAAGGCGATGATCTATATACCAAATGTCAGCACTTTGTTCATTATGGTTATGTACCCGGTTTTGGCTTTTATCATTTTGGACTGGTTCATCTCGTTGGAGCTTTTGCCAAATCCGGAACTTCTCTTTTGCGCCAGCTTGTTGACGCTGGCACTTTGTCTAATCTACCCGGAGGTTTTAAAGCTCGCGGCATGAGAGTTAAGGGTGACGATACACCTATCGCGCCCGGAGAGTTTAGAGATGTAGACGTACCAAGTGGCACCATCAAAGATAACTTGATGACCCTGCCGTACAAAGAGCCAAGCCAAACATTACTGGCTTTGCTAAATCAGATCATTGAAGACGGACGTAGGTTTGCTAATGCGGCTGACTTACAGATATCTGATATGTCTAGCCAAGCCCCAGTGGGAACTACGCTTGCTATATTAGAGCGTACGCTAAAAGTAATGTCTGCCGTACAGGCGCGCATTCACTACTCTATGCAGCAAGAGCTGGGTTTATTAAAAGAGATCATTGCTGAGTCTGCACTAGATGATTATGACTATGACCCAGATTCTGGTTCGCGTCGGGCTAAGAAATCTGACTATGAAAATATAGATGTAATCCCAGTATCAGATCCCAATGCGGCCACGATGGCACAGAAGATTGTGCAATATCAGGCTGTTTTACAGTTGGCTCAGTCTGCTCCGCAGATGTACAACATGCCACTTTTGCACCGCCAGATGCTGGATGTTTTGGGAATTAAGAACGCCCAGAAGTTAATCCCAATGTCTGAAGATCAAAAGCCAATGGATCCAGTCTCTGAGAACCAGAATATTTTGATGGGAAAACCAGTCAAAGCATTTTTGTATCAGGATCACGAAGCTCATATCACCGTTCACATGACGGCCATGAACGATCCAAAGATTCAGCAGTTGCTACAGGGCAACCCAATGGCTCAGATGATGCAGTCCCAAATGATGGCTCATATTAATGAACACCTTGGGTTTGAATACAGAAAGCAGATTGAACAGCAACTTGGCATGAGTCTTCCTCCACAGCATGATCAAAGTGGAGAAGATGTTCAACTTGATCCTGCGGTAGAAGCGCGTTTAACTCCGCTATTGGCTCAAGCGGCCAAGCAATTACTGCAAACTAACCAAGCTTTTGTTGCCCAACAACAGGCACAACAGCAAGCACAAGATCCTATTATTCAAATGCAACAACAAGAGTTGCAGTTGAAGGCGGCTGAGCAGCAACGCAAAGTCCAGAAGGATCAGGTAGACGCTCAACTCAGACTCAAACAGTTAGAGATTGAGCATGAGAGGATTGTTTCTCAGGCAAAGACAGCCGAACAACAAGCAAAGTTTGGAGCTTTGAAATCTGTTGCAGAAAATGAGAATCAAAGGAAGTTAGCGGAAGTCCGACTCAAACAGGACTCTCTAAAAACTGTGGCCAATCTAGAAAACCAACGCATGGTTACCAAACAAAAACTATTTGCGGATGGATTAAAGGCTGCCCACACAGTAGGCAAGGAAAAACCGACAAAAGGTGATTAATGACAGTACTTGAATTGGCCGTCAAACAAATTGACGAACAGGCTTCGTATATCCGAGAAGGACTCAGCTTAGGCCGAGCCACTTCCTTTGAGGATTACAAAGGAACTTGCGGCGAGATTAAAGGTCTGCTGGTCGCTAAGGGATTCATATTAGACCTCATGCAAAAAATGGAAGAATCAGATGACTGAATTTGACGTCAGTGCTGTAGACCTTTCTAGCATTCT